ATTATATGCAATTTATAATTTGGTTTCAAATAGTTTAAAAGCTCAAACGTGCCTTCAAAAAGATGGTTAAATGATGAAAGATGCTCTATATAATCATTAGATAATTTATAAATAAGGGTGTCATTTATAGTGTAACCTAATTTATCAAACGTTTTTTTTAATCTACCATACCTTAATTCTTCTTTAGAAACTTGGTCGGCATTTTTTAATTTCCAATCTCTTAACTTAACAACTTCAAATTCTTGTACAGGGTTTAAATCCCATAAAGGAATCAAAATTGTTTTAACATATTTTAAATTGAATCTATATTTACTTTCTTTTACCAATCTATTTAGCGTAAAGTAAAAAGCTTTTAGATAGTCTTTATCTGGGTTTAAAAACTTTAAAGATAAGTAGCATCTTTTTAATAATCTTACGAACTCTAATTCATTTTTAGCTGTATTAAAATCCAATTGAGCATTTATAACTTGGTACTTACTTTCGTACAGGTCAAAGTTCAATCCATTTAAAGCCTTTTTAAAGCCATAACTATTATCCTTTGATACTACCAGTCCATTTTTAAAAGGAACTGCTGTAAAATAGCTTGTATCAGCCTTAACGATGCCAAAATTTAATAACTGTTTCGTTTGATTGTACTCAAAACTAAATTTTCTATCATTTATAGCAAATAATTCGCTATGTATCTTATAAAATAAAGGGTGTTCAAAGTCAAATATAAAGTCTGCTAAATCGCTACCCTCTGGTGCGTGTTTACTTTCTAATAAATTTGATACACTAAAGCTATTTTCTTCAGCAAATTCTTTCCAAAGTGTAGTCTTTGCATCTGGAAACAGTATAACATCTTTATCTTGTAGTATTTTTAAATCCTTATTTCTTATTGCTGTTTCTCCAGCAGTAGCCAACCAATCAATATCTGGATAAAGTTCTTTTAATAGTACAGCAGTCTTTGGTGCTTCTACAATTGCAACAGGATTATCTGATCCAAATAAGTAGTTCTCTCCAAAGAAAGGTATATTACTAACAACATACTTATCTTCAGTATTTAAATCTAAATCCTTTTTAACTGTTTTGTAGGAATGTAACCAGCTGGTTGAATAACTATTCTTTACCCTTTTTCCTTTAGTATCGTAGTTAATTATCTGTGCTGTCTTGAAGTTATTGTTGTAATCAAAAAAGGGAAAGCAAACGGAATCTTTTAAATATCCATCTGCTATTCCCCTTAAATCATAATAGTTTACACAGTTAGCACCCTTAAAACTTCTGATACTATTATTTAAAAAGTCTTTAAATATAGAATAGTTTTTAGTTGTAGCTAAATAATCGTCAAAGGTTATCTTAAATTCGTTTTCCTCTACTTCTGTTTCCTTAAAGTAATCTTTGTATTTATTGATATCTTTTATATCAACTAAAGTACTTTCATTAAAGAAATTGATACCACCTTTATAGGGGTAAACGTTTTCAGAAAAGAAATAAAAACTATTTTCGTTTAAAAGTCCAACTGTCTTAAATCTTCTTTTAGATTTCTTTTGTATGTTGCGACCTCTAACCCTAAATCCGTTATTTTCTAAATCTTGTATAATTTTGTTTTCTAACAACCCTCGTAAACTTTTGCTTTAGTTACCTTTTGTGATTTCTTCCACTCCCAACTTTTAATTCTTAACTTAACTAATTCTAACAACTCTAATCTATCTCCAGCAGATTTAATTTTACGAATTGTTTTGCTTAAATCGTCATCAATCAAATTGCTTATCTTAGGCTTTGAATCAAAAAAGTAATTGTAGTGTTCCTCTATCTCTTTAAAGTCCTTTAAATACTGCTTAAACTTGTTTAAACTGTGATATACAGAGCTTCTATCTTTCTTTAGTCCTTTGCTTTCTAAGAAATCACTAATACTTCTATCGTTTAAACCTAACTTAACTTTCAATAAGTGATACAATAAACTTCTGTATGCTGGAGCTGGTTCTTTTCTTGAGCTATCTTTTATATTAAAGTTTGTTAAACCTTGAAACTCTTTTAATAATTCTTCTGCTCTATCTCTGTTGTACTCTTGTTTTTTATAATACATTAATCTGTCCATTTTTATAATGTTCTACAATAATTCCTGTTGCTAATCTAACCACTTTAATAGGTAGTATATTCCTTTCTCTTAATACTTCTCTTATACTTTCCATATCTATTAAATTAAGTTTAGATAAGTTTGATGTTGTTTCTGTAATTCACTTTTTAAAGCTTCGTAAAAATCAGCTTTAATTTGTCTTAGTATTGCTTCTTGATAAGAACTATCTAAGGTACTGTTTAAATCAATTAATAAGTCTAACTGATTTACTACTTTTAGGCTTTGCTCTGTCATAATCTCTGTTTTTTATAATCTTGAATAAGTTTCTTGAACGAAATCCCTAAAATCTTCTCTACCTTGACAACTTTTATCATCTCCTTTTCTTATAGCTCTGTTTAGTCTTGAAGATAATTTCTTCCAGTTTATTTCTTTTTTGTCTTTTACCCTATTAAATACCCAAATCCTTAGTCCGTGCAAAGCAAAAGAAGATTTATTGTAGATTGATTGTAGTTCATAACAAAGGTTAGCTAATTTATCTGATAATTCTCTATTTCTAAATTGCAAAGTACCCTCCCTAAAATCATTCTTTGAGTTTGCATAAAGATCCACTAAAAAACCACAAGGCAATCCATCAAACACTTCGTTATATTGATTGTAAAGGTATGCATAATTACTAAAAAACTCGTTATCTCTACCATATTTGTACCAAGCGTCTAAGTAATTTTCATCATTCCAACCCTTTTGCGTATTGTTTAATTTTGAAATATCGTTTATAACATCTCTTTTACTTTCGTAAACCTTAGTTATTACTGGAACGTCTTTAAAAGTTCCCTCTTTTACAATTGCATTACATAAGTGTTGACCATCAACAATTACAAATTTTCTTTTTTTATCAAAAGCTGATACATCTCCAATTACTGGATATCTTAAAATCCCACAATCAACAATACTTTTTCTCATTTTCTCTGTATGTGTTGAAGAGATATCTCTGTTAAATTCTAATAAGTTTTTTTCTTTTAATAATTCTTTTAATTCTGTTGTTTTCATAATTTCTGTATTTGTTTAAAAGTTATACGCAAATATATAACTTTATTAACAAGTAAACGTTAAAATTATGTTAAAATTTAATAATATATCTTAGTTATTATAATATTAAAAAAGAATAAGTAAATTACAATATCTGTTTCTTCTACTGTATCTTCTACAAATTTATAGGTTCTTACACCTAATAAGAATCCATCTACAAAGCCCACTCCTAATTCTATTCTATCTAACTTTTTTTTGCTCATAATCTTGTAATTTTTTATATAAGTTCCAAATTTCTTGATACACCTTATCAGCAGAAAACAATTCACCATTGTTTAAATACTTTTGTTTTGTTCCCTTTTGATAATATATCTTATAGTTATTTCCTACTGGCTCTGGTGATATCTTATAACCTAACCCAAAGCAGAAAGCTTGTGCCTTGTGATCTGGGTTTTTAATTATAGGAAGTTTCTTTTTACGTGCCATTATAAAATACCCTTTATAACGTGCTGGTCGATATTCTTTTTCTGTTTTAAGTATTCTAAATAACTTTCAATAGCTAAATCCAACTTTCTTTTACCACTATTTATAAATTCTTCAGAAACATTAAACACTCCTAAGTCAAGTGTTTTTTTATCCACAACAATAAATACAAAATCTTTAGCATCAAATAATTTTAAATACAAAGCACATTGCAAGTCGTAGGAATAAATTTCAGTTGACTTTCTAAATTTTGTAATATCTCCAGTTGTCTTTAAATCGTAAACAATTCCATCTTTTAAAATATCAGCCTTACCCCTAAATGGAATACCTTTATAGTTGTCAATTGCTGGTATTTCAAATTCAGCACCTCTTAACATATCTGCTATTTCTTTGTTCTGTAAAACTATCTGGCTACAAAAATTATATTCTATTTCTGTGAAAACATTCTCTTGTCCAAATTCTGCAACAGCTTCTTTAAAAACTTTACTTGCCTTAGTTCCTTTTGTGAAAGTTAACCCCTCTACTCTGTGTGGTTCTAATACCATTAAGTGAATCAAAGATCCATCTCTTAAAGGCTGTACATTCGTTTGTTTTTCTGTTAAAGACTTATGATAACTATAAGGGCTTTCTAAAAGCTTTTTAGCTGAAGAAGAAGATAAAGCGTGTTGACCTAAATAATTGTAATAAAAGTCATCGTTTACCATTTCTCTTAACAAGTCCTCTTGATACCATAGTTCATCGTTTAATAATTTTATTGTTTTGTCCATATTTGTTTGCTATTTTTTATGTTTAATAACGTTAATTCCTTTTCAATATATTGTCTATTTTGGAACTGTGTTGTTTTAGGTAGTCTTTTCTTTATCCAAATAGGTTTAATTTCTAATAGATTGAATTTAAATATACCCTCTGGAGTACTATTAATATAAATAGGTGTATCGTTGTGCTTCTTAGCTTCCTTAATTAAAGCATCGTACTTACCTTTTTCAAGTATTAAAGTACTGTAATGTTTCTTCCTACACTTTAGTTCTATTCGTTCCTTTGTATCTATATCGTAACAATCCCATCTACTAACTGGATTCTTAGACTTTACTAAACTTTCGTAATGATTAACAGAAAGCCAATAAAATAAACTTGCTTCACTTTTCATTATCTAAAGAATTTACCTAATATATTAGAATTTAAAAACCTCTTATCTTCCAGAACATCACATTTAAATTGTTCAGATACTTCTTTATAAGTTAAATCTCTTTTAGTTTTACAAGCGTGTAATATAATCTTTTTACAGTCTGCTGGATTCCAAGTTTTAGTAACTAAGTTAGATCCTAAATAAGTTTTCCAATCGCTTTCAATATAATCTACTCTTTTCCTTTTCTTACCCTTTAAAGGCGGTTTAGTTCTTTTTCTTAGCAAAAGCTTTTTACCAATATAAAATCTATCTTCTTTTTCGTTGTGTATTAAATAGACAAAGCCAACAGTTCCAGCTGGTAAATCTTTAACCTCTTTAATTTCTTTGTTTTGGTAAATCCAGTTATTCATAAGTATTTAATTTTTACTAAGATACAAAAAAAAGGTTAGCTTTTACACTAACCCTTTATTATTTAATTCACATTTTAAAAAGGTAAATCGTCTGATTCAGCTTCAGCAACAACTTCTTCTTTTGTTGCTAAGGTAATTTGTCCATCTGTCCAAACTACTTTACCATTACCCAAATACGTTTTAGGTTCTTTAGCTTCCCTTTGCTCTTTTGACTGTGATAAAGAAAAACTAACGTTGTTTCCAAATCTGCTTTCTTCGTTGATACTTGCAGTAAGGTTTACGTATTTTCCTTTTGTTCCCTCGATAATCTGATCTTTACTGATTTTTGTTAAATCAATACTAAAATTAATTAATGCACTCATTTTTACTTATATTTAATTTTCACCTACTCTTTAAGGATTTTCGGCTTACTCCTGTTTTGTAAATATACAACTTTTTTTTTACTTATGTATAATATTATCCAACTGTTCTATAATATATCTAACTTCTGACTTTTCAAATCTACCTTGAATATTGATATTTATAAATTCGTTATCAAACTTATTTTTTCTTTTTGGTTCTGCTGAAATTTCTACTGTATTTTTCATTGTTTATTAGGTTTTATTTAAAATTGTAATACATTTTTGTCGCTTACACTCTGTTAGCCACAATTAATTTGCTTTCACTTTCTTAAAGTATTTAGCATCATAATTATTAATAGCATCATCATCATCTTTTATCATATAAATATCTCTGTAATCTGCTAACAACTCATATTCCTTTTGTTCTGTAAGACATCCCCAATTACCTTTATCAACGCAAATTAACAGTTCACGTTGTTGGCTAACAACGCCTATACGTAATTGCTCTTTTAGTTCTTTATTTTCTAAAGTAAGTTTATTTAATAGCTCATTTATTTGCGTATAGGTTAAAGCCCTAAGCGTTTCTATTTCTAATTTTTCTTTGAAGTGTTTCATCTTTATTAATTTAATTTTGTTATTATTTCTCGCAACTACGTATAAACAAATACGTTATTTTAAAAGCTCTTTTTCTAAAGAATCAGTTACGTTATAATGTTTCTTTATCTGATCTACTGTAACAGTTCCTTTTTTTAAGTGTTCTCTTGCATCTGCAAAAGCTTTACTTCCTTTTCTAAGGTGAGGCTTAGAAACTGTCTTAGAATGCGTGTTTAAAGCATCACTATCTTTAGTGTCATCAATTAGTAATAAATTACCTAAAGCATATTTTTTAGCATAAGAAGAAGCACTACCTGTTCTTTGTGGCATCTGCATACCTTTTGCATCTAAGTCTATTAAAGCAGTTCCTGTTGAAGATTCTGTTTCTTTGGTTTCTAAATCACTTATAATTGCTCTTGATTCTATAAAAGGCAATCCAGACACTTCTTTTATTTCTTCTGTAATTTGAAACACAACCTTATATTTTTCTTCAAAAGGTTTAATTGCTTCTAATATATCTTCTGCTGAACGATAATTATATTTACCAAAGTTATTTCTTTGTCCTTTATTTACCTTTAATTCTATCTGAATCTTTTGTAACTTTTCTAATAATTCCATTATTCTCTGTTTAAAATTCCTGTTAATACTAATTCTTTAAATTCTTCTGTACAATCCTTGTTGCATAATTCTATCACTAACTTTTCTAAGTCGTGTGATTTAAGTTCTAAATCTGAAATCCTTTCTTGTAAGGCTTGGATTCTTTGGTGCTGGAAATTTACTAAATCGTTCATATTATTTTATGTAATTTAATTGAAATCTTATGTACCCTCTATAAGTGTTGTACTGCTCAAAATTAACAAACTCTATTGTATAGGTGTTGTTTAAGTTCTTGATAAATCCAAAAGCTTCACCATTAATAATAATATCTGTTACTTCTAAATCTGTATGAAACTGAACCCAGTTATTTTGATAATCACTCCAGATAGAAACTAATTGCCCATCAATAGGCTTGTTAGTATCGTAATTCCAAGCTTTAAGCAATGTTTGATCTTCTGTGTATATGTTATTATCCACAGGAATATAAATTGCTTTATATTGTAAGCTTTGTTCTATTTCTCTTTGCTCTACACAAGAAGAAAATGTAATTAATAGTATTGCAACTATTATAATGTTTTTAATTGTTCTCATAATTTCTGTTTTTATTTGTTTTTTGACAAAGGTAATATAGTCTTTTAGTTTTTAAACAATTTAAATTGTTAATATTTTGTTAAAATTAGTTATACTTCTGGATCAGCCTTAAAATAACTTCTTTACTATTTGTTACTTTTAATTCTAAATAGTCTTTAAACGCTTCTTTGCGTTCTTTACCTTTTGGCAAGTTATCTATCAACTGTGCTAACTTCTGGATTGCTTTTTTCTTCATAATTTCTTATTGCTTTGTTTAGTGATTCTAAAAAATAGTCTGTTTCTTCTTTAGGAATTAAATCTTTATATTCTTTGTTTATCTTTTCTTTTATAGCGTTTCTGATAAATCTACCTACATCAACATTATAAGACTTCATTTTTAAAAGTGTTTTATGTTGTTGTTCTGTAATTCGTATAACCTTTGTTTTAGTCAGTTTAGCCATAATTGTAATACATTTTTGTCGTTTATACTCTGTTATGTGCAATTTTTTTGATTTAATCTTTATCTGCCAACGAAACCAACCAAGTCATTACCAAGCTATAAAAAACTATTACAATCCTCCAAAACATATCCCACTTAAAAATTAAGTATAAACATACTTATAAAGGTAATTGATGCAAAAAAACAGATGTATAACAACGTGTATAAAAAACACTTACCAACTATACTTTTAAAAAATTCACTCATAATATTTACTTTTTGTTTATTTATTAATATATTTCTATTTTAACGTGCATTTCATACACAATTCAGTTGTAAGTAATGCTTGTAAAAAAGGCCATCACTCATACGTTCCAATCTTTATGCTAAAACATAGTTAATTGGTCTTGGTGTATTTTAAGCCTTTTTAATGCACTTTTATAATATTCTTTATCTAATTCACAAGCAACTAAATCAAAGCCTTGT